TTTGTTGGATACGAGGATCTTGAGCCATAGCCATGTGAACAGCAATGTGGGCTTTGTGATCTTGGTACAGGAACGCTTTAACAGGCTTGTTATTGAGCATGTTCTGGTTCTCTGTAACGGGGTCACGAGGCTTCATGTCATCGTTCATTGGAACGAGTTTCTGATAGTTCTTGATGCCCAACACGTCAAGCATCTGACGATGCAAAAGAGGCAAGTCGTACAACTGCGGAGCCGTCTGCGCAAGCTGTAATGCAGCTTGATACTGAACAACTTTCTGAGCCATCGTCGCAGCGTTTGGATCACTCACTGGGATGATATCGACCATGTCATAGTCGGACTGCTTTGCACGCCGCCCGCCATCAATTGGCTCGTAACTGTACGTAGGTGGCGTATAGTCGCGGATGATTATTTTCAAGAGCTTGAACTCTTGTTTCATCGAGTAGTGAATGCGAGCCTGAACAGCGCTCATAGTCTTAAGCTGACGCTCAAGGATGGCCAGAGTTGTGCCCACGGGAGCCTGCGCTGACATGTCCGATGTCTGCAACTCAACAGCGCCAGCAAACTTGCGACCTTCATCAATGATCTGGTTGAGCAGCATTGCCAAGACCTGTGATGGCTCCTTGTACGGCAAGGGCATGATGTTGTCACGCATCGTGCCGCTAGGAACGTCTACATCACGGAATTCGCCCGGGGATATCGGGGTGTCATCACCTTTGGTCCGGAGTCCTCTAGTCTTAAAACCACCGGGGAGGTTAGATAGAGTTCCAGCGTCAACCAACTGACGAAGAATAGAAGTACCAGATTTAGCAAAAGAACCAATAAGGTGGACAAGGCCAAAATTATAAAAACCGAACCCGGGAATGTAACCGTAGTGGACAAAGTGCGTGCGTTTTTGACAGAGTTCGTCGTCTGGTTCCCAGTTGCGGCGGATCGCAAGGATGTTCGTTGTTCCCTTTTCAATCGTAACGATGTAGGGGAGTGCAATCCCCGTCTCTTCGCCGCTGTCTTCGTCTTTATGTTCATAGCCTTTGAGGTCTAGATCAACCTGCATCTCCAAGAGTTTAAAACGATCATCTTGTGTTGCGCGAAAGCCCATCTTCTCAGCAATACGCTTCTCTATTTCATCCATTGTTTGAGTGGGCTCACCCAGATCAATGTCGCGGTAGAAACCTTCATGCTGCAAGCGTTTCAAGTCATTCTTGTTCTTACGCATGACGTGCGTGATACGTTCTGCATCAGCAAGACTAGAAGCACCGTAAGGCACGACCACATCTTCTGCTGGCGCATACATAGATACCTGACGACCAAGAGACGGGTCGTAGTACACCTTCTTGAACGCGTTACCAGCAAGGCCCAAGCCCCAGAGCATGCGCTCATGCTCTGGTCTGTACTCTTTCATCACGTCAGTAAGCTGGTAGTTCATGTCTTCTTGAACTCGCTCTGCCGCTTCTTTTTTCTCTGTAGTTTCTTTGCCAATAATCTTGCTCTTGACAGGGCCAGCCGCAGGGAATGTCTCCATCATCGTCTCTGCTTGGAACTTCACAACAGCTTCAGTTAAGAGCGGGTGATACACGCCGCAAGCGCCGGGCCAAGGCTCTGATCTTTCTTCGATCTTCAAGCCTAATAGTTCTAGGCCATCAACGTATGTCTGTACCCAGTCTTTACGTGCAGACACGTCAGCCTCATAGTCGCCAATTAACTCAGTAGCAAGCGAAGCAAGGACATCATCGGGAATGTCTTCAGCTAAGTTTCTGCTGAATTCATCATCGTCTTCATCAGAAGGCTCAATCTCAATCTCTACATCGCCAGCACGAATCCGCACTGCTTCAGGATCTTCAATCTCAATCTCGATTGGCTCTTCATCCTCCCCCAACTGATCCAGTCCTTGGGGAGCCCCGTAGAGAGCTTTGTCAATGTTAGTTGCCATGATTGTCCTTAAATACGTTGCAAATGTTTGCGTAAGTTAAGCCTCGGTCTTCTCCAAGAAACTCAACGGTTAACAAGTACCGAGCTTCATCAGCAAAGTTAAGTACTGTGTGCGGCTGCCTTGTGTTAAAAACAAAATACTTGCTAGGTTTATACACAAGCTCAACAACAGGGAACGAAACGCCCTCTGTGCTCTCTGCAAATAAACACTTACTGCCATTATCTTCCAATAGCATGTTGATGCCAACCTGTCTGTCCGTGTCCGTATGCCACTTGTAACAGGTGCTGGGTGGTAGCTTTAAGACGCCAACGTGGAAATTAAATTTATTCTGGGCCAGCCACATGAACAAAGGCTCTTTAATTGCAATCTCCACGGGCAACTGTGCCACAGTAAAGTTGTAGTAGAGGTGCCAGACTTCATTGCTTTTGCTAAATGCTAGCGCCTCGTCCGCAATAGACGACGGTATTGGGAGCTCGTAGAAGAATTGTTCCATCAGTAATACGCCGCTTTTTTGCGGTATGGCTTCAAGAAATTGTCTTCTGGCTCATCTGTTGGGAGCCGTAGAAACCCACCCTGCCGGAATCTTAGCAGCGCAAGGGTTGTGGAGTCCACCAAGTCGTCATTAGTGCCGGCTGGGAAGTCATTGCACTCTTCTATTACTTCCTTAGCCCATCGCCGGTCAGGTGCAAACACGATGCCTGACGCAAATAGGTCGGATACCGCGTTTACCCGCGCTATTTTGTCCTGTCCTTTGCCCGGAGTGAACTCCCCTACGGGCACACCCATGCGCCTGAACTCTTGATACAGCGCCGATCCGTTGGATTTCTTCTCCACCATGAACGCATCTGGCTCCCACTCCTTGTATTCTTCTAGCACCAGCTTCTTAAGCTCTGGGTACTCCATCCTTTTCTTGATGGCGTTGAGCAAAATGATAGAAAAATTATGTGTTTCCTCGTTAAGAAACACGCCCCACGTCGTCAGTGCGTTGTAGTCGGCCCTGTTAGAGGCTTCTTGCGCAGCATCGAGCGACATGATGATGAAATCACACTCGGGAGGGTCATCTTTATCCCAAATTTGCCACCATTCCCTCTTAATTAGCGCCCCTTCCTCAGAGGTAGGCTGCTGCATGTACTGCGCGTTCCAATAACGGATGTCCAGAGCAGCTTTTTTAGCGTAAAGCTCCTCTACAGGCCAAAATTCTGGCCACAAAGCCTCGCCGTCGTCTTTAATTGCAGGAAACTCAACCACTTCCCACGGATCAACGTCCTCATTCTGTTCAGTCTGCTTGACAATCATGCCCGTCAGGTCCAATTTGGACCAACGAGTCATCACAATGATAATAGCGCCGCCTGGCATAAGACGCTGAAGAGGGCCAGACTGGAACCACTCCCAAGCAGGTAGAAAAACGTCAGGTCTACCTGTCTTGGCTTCCTGTTCAGAGTGCGGATCGTCAATAATAAAAAGATCAGCGCCCCTACCAGCAAGAGCACCGCCAACACCGATAGCAAAATATTCACCATTGAAGTTTGTCCCCCATCTTGAAGCTGACTTACTGTCAGACTGAAGCTCTACTTGCGGGAATATTCCCTTATACGCTTCCGATCCAACGAGGTTACGCACACGACGGCCAAAGTTAACAGCCAAATCTGCCGTGTGAGACCCCATGATAATTTTTTTCTGAGGATACTTACCGAGAAACCATGCGGGCGCAAGATAGGATATGAGCTCAGACTTACCATGTCGTGGAGCAATATTAACAATGACTCGTTTTTTCTTGCCAGCCGCAATATCCTCAAAGATTTGAATAAGTTTGAGGTGGTGAGGTCCAACTTTATAGCCGGGGTAGACGTGATTGATAAAGTCAAGGAAGCTCTCCTTACCCATGCTCTGGGTCATCTGTGCATCATAAGTTTTTAACAACTCAAGAGTACGCCTTTTCTTTTTGTCAGGCATCCCCGGCAACGCTTGTCGCAGCTTAAATAATGCTTCAGGCGTCAGAGTTTGATTCATGCTTTAATACTTCGCGTGCTTCAACATCAATGACCTTATCTTCAAGACTTTGTAAGGTCTCCAAAAGTTCTTTTTCTACCTCTTCGGCAGATAAAATTCTGTGTGTAACTTCTGAGCGTTTCTTGAATGCGTCTACACCATCTACTTCACCTAAGTTTCTTATAGCAGTAAGGCGTGCTTTGGGGTCACGTGCATGCTCAATCTCGTGCACGAGCTTGTTGACCACGTACAACTTGAAGTCAGACAGCTCTTCAACAATAGATACGTTCATCTGCGCAACCATACCTGCAAGAAACGCTAGCGTTTCGTTAGGGTATTTAGCAAACTCGGGTCTAAATTTAGGATCGGACGCCATCTTACGAGCTAGTTCTGTAGCTTGATCGGCGTTATCTTTAGTGGGGGATATCTGCTGACCAGTCAAGTCAGACATGAGCTTGACAACATTGGCCCGCATCTGAAGTTCTTCAGCGGGCGATAGATCTGGGAACGCCTCTTTTGCGTTCTGTGGCAGAGGGATATTTTCCTCTATGTGCGGCATTATCTGTTCCATGTCAGCGAAGGCTCCTTCGGCAGTTAATTTAAATGTAACAGAAAAATATATCTTTGCGCAAGGGGAGGTTAGGAATCCTACCCGGGGGGTGTCTAAGGAAACAAGGAATTAGGTGGGACGTGTAATTCAGGAAGGGGTGGGGTACTCCAGATGGGGATTGAAATGGCAATAAGTAGTCGCCGAGACGTACCTCAGACCAGCTGGGAACCCGCATGATTACTGAATTTTTGCGAATTACACACTGCAGTCGATCCGTGTTTTACTTTACATAAAATATATTTTTGGAATGACCGGTATGTGTAATTGGAGGGGGTGGTTGGACAGGTTGGACAGGATGTTCGTCGTTGTGGATATTTTATATGCATGTAGCTGCTGTGTAATTCGTGAGCTGCGGATGAGTGCCCCTGTGTAATTGGCGAAATAGGTAGCTTACTTGACATAAGGGTGGGATCAAATTTGGAAAAAATATAGAGTTATTTGTGCATGTTAGGGGGTATGGGGTATGCGGGGGGACCCATTGCAGGGCTTGGGGGGTGGGGGGATGGGGGTGTCCCCTTGCCAAACTTTACTTATGCCCCCATTCCCCGCATACTGTCCCCAATGCAAGGCAATAGTGCAGTGCAGATAAGGAGATCGACATGATCATGCAAGCAGTACGTAAGTGGATTCGTACCCACGGCCTCTACACCGCCTCGGTGTCCCTCCCATCAGGCACGACAGTGCACAAGGCATGGACTAAGTCTGGTGCGTTGGTGTGGATGTGGTTACACAGTCGCAAGCTAGCAGTTGCACCACAGCAGTTCAGCAAGGTCACCAACGTGTTTGGTCAACGCATCGCGGTTCGTTACTACCGCTAACCCGAGGGGCTTCGGCCCCTCTCTTAAGGAGAGACAGCATGGATACATTAATCATCCGCGTCATTGACGCACTCGTATGGTTCATCATTGGGATGACCTTCATGGCTCGGTTGTACTGCATCAAGTACAACATCACATCAGGCGCTGACTACATCGGCTGGGACACAGTAGCAATAGTGTTCTTCGGGATGATTGCCGCACGATGCGTTGTGGCCTTTGACCCGTCGTTTAGAAAGGTCTGATATGACACGCGGCCAGATCAACATCTGGCGCGCTCATGTTCAGCGTGCCACATTCTGTGCAAAGCTTGATGGCTTTGAGTTCAGTAGACTGCGCAGTGATTACTTCAGGCGCTAACCAAGGGGGCTTCGGCCCCCTTTTCTTTTGCCCTCACTCATCCGAGTTCTCCATGGTTTTTGTCAGGTCTGTAATATTCCTGCGGGCTGTGAGTAGACCTGTGATAACCCCACATTTATTGCAGTACTCGTCTTAAGACTTAGCAGATTTGGCTCCTAAGTCCTCTTCGAT